CAGATGGTGTTAAAGATGCTGTAACAGCCAATGCAATGGTTCTTGCACAGCAATTAAATCAGCTTAACACAAATATGTTAACTGGTTTTAATGAAACACAAAAAACTGTTGTAGCTGATGGTACTGCAACACGTGCACTAATTACATCACAGTATGAATTAAATCTACAGCGTGAATTAGCAACAGCACAAAACGAAATCATTGAACTACGCAATGAAAACCGCTTAGCTTCAACAGCAAATGGTATTACACTAACTAATACCAACAACATCAATCAGATGCAACAACAAACTCAGCAACAACAACAGTACGCACAATTAGCTAACTTAATCTACGGATTAGGTCAAAACATTACTAATGGTGCAATTAATGTTGGAAGCGGCACATTAACTGCTAACCCAACTAACACAAATACTAGCATTCGTTAATATTTTATAAAACCCTCTCAGTCACGAGCCGAGGGGGTTTTTTATTATAAGGAATATTATGGCTCAAACACAAAATCAGCCGTTTGGTTGGCCTATGGCACCATTTTTACCACAACAAATGCAATCACAAGGACCACTAGGGCAATTGCAATCACAAATGTTACCGCCTATTTTTCCAATATTTCCTTTTATTCCTGATCACGACTTGTTTATTAATAGTAGTATAGTAGGACCTCCAGGACCACCAGGACCACCAGGACCTCCAGGACCTCCAGGACCTCCAGGACCTCCCGGGACAGTAGCTAATGTACCCGTTACTTTAGTTGATGCGGCCACTTATGTACCTACTGCCAATGAATACTTTTTAGGTGTTATCTATGATGGAGCAGTTACAATTACACTTCCCGCCAGCACTACTGGTAAAGTTTATATTGTAAAAGATGCAGTTGGCGATGCTCAAGCAAATCCTATTACAATTGCAGCTACTGGCTCTACTATTGATACTTTAGCATCTTATACACTAAATATCGATTGGTCTAGTGTTACCTTAGTATTTAACGGTATAGAATGGAATGTTGTATGAGTTATTCAGCACCTTTATCTTCAACAACAGAATTTGGCGTAATGAAAACTGGTACTGGTTTAACTGCTACTAACGGTGTAGTTTCAGCCACTCTAGGTTTATTAAATTACGGATTTTTTACTGACGGTACACAAACTAATCCTGTAGCAAATACGGTTAATCTTGTTACTCTTAATAATACTGGCCCTGCTAATGGTATAAGTGTAGTAGGCGGTAGCGCTATCACTGTAGCAAATGCCGGTGTCTACACTAAGATGTTTACACTTAATGTTAATAAAACATCTGGTGGAGCTTCTACTATTAGCGTATGGCTAAGGTACAATGGGGTAGATGTAGCAGGATCTTGTCAAGACCTTATTTTAACTGGAGCACTAGATACCATATTTGTATCAGGTAATTTTACCCTAAACATGGCTGCTGGTGCTAATATTCAAATATGTTGGTCAAGCGCAGATATTACTATGCAGCTATTAGCTATACCTGCAAGAGTTACACCTGTTAGACCAACAGGCGATAGTGCAAAAGTTACTTTAACTAGGATTTCATAATGTCATTTAATTTAAACACAATAATTGTTACAACAACTCCTTATAATGTTTCTAACGATGATGACGTAGTTTTTATAAATAGACCTTCAGCAACGTCTTCTGTAATATTACCTTCAACAGGTACGGATGGTTCTAAGAAACGTTCTTTTTATATAAAAGATTATTCTGGTAATGCGGCAACTTTTCCAATTACTATTACCTCAGCAGGCGGAAAAACTATAGATGGCGGAACTTTTGCCCTCTTAAATGGCGGATACGCCCATATACAAGTTATATATGATGGCGCTAATTGGAAAATAATCTCTTAAAGGAAAACAAATGGCATATAATACACCGTTCGCTTCTAAGACGCAGTTTGGCGTAGTAGAAGTTGGAACAAATATCGACGTAGTAGCAGGTGTAGTTGACCTACCCCAAAGTGTAGCAACAACAGCAAACCCAACGTTTGCAACCGTAACTAGCACAGGTGCAGTAACCGACACAGGCAACCGTGTTATTACTACACTAACGGCTGGTACTGGTATTACAATTACTGGAACTGCACCAAGTTTAACAATTAATGCAATTGCTACTCCTCCTGTAGCTACTAGACTAGTAGCTGCCACAGGCCCAATACTTACAACTGACTATTATGTGGGCGTAATTGCAGTAGCACCCGTAGTACTAACTTTACCAGCTGGTGTAGCTGGTGATGAATATGTAGTTAAATCTGAGTTTGGAAACTTGGGTAACGTAACCATTGTTGGCAATTCTATAGCTGAAACAGTTGAAGGATTAGTATCCCCTGCTGGATTTACACTAGCATTTGCAGCTAATGCAAGTGCTACCTTAATTTTCCGCGGTACTAATTGGAACGTAGTATAATAAAAGAAGAATAAAATGTTAACAGATTTACTAAGAATCATAACCCCTGACGCTTTAGCTGAAGCTATAAGGGAGAACCCAAAAATAGTTCAATCAGCCTTACAAAAATTTGAATCATACGCGTCTTTTGGACAAGCTATGACGGTTCAACAACAAGTCTGTGTTTCCAATAATTTAGATAAATTATCTGATTTCTTTAAAAATGATGCAGGCAAAGCCAAATTACATGATCTTGCCAATGAATTTGTAAAATACGTTAATGTTAAGTAAAAAAGCCCCATAATCTTGCGATTATGGGGCTTTTTTATTCTACATCAGTAATTTCAGCAGGATTTTGGGCATGCATTTCTGCAATTTGTTCCTTAGCTTGTTGCGTAAACTTTTGGCTAAGTGGATTAGCAACTTTAGCAGGGAGTTCCTGTAAAGCAGATAAAACTATATTAGCTTCGTTTAAATTTAAGGTAAAAGTCAAGTCTGGATTTTCGTTCATTTTATTGTTATTTAATTGGGCAAGAGCCCGTTGCACATTCGTCGCCAATGATTTCGTCGAAACTACTAGTTCCGTCTAAGTCAACAGGCTTTAGGGTAATGACATAGTCATTATAGCTTTGTTCACTTACAACTTCTTGTGGAAGGTATAGGTAACCAAGATCTTTTGCTGTCATACTAGGGTCAGTACGGTATAAGAAGCTTACACCAACATAGCAATCCCAGTTATGTAACAGCCATTCAATAATATCTTCTACTTCATCTAGTGAGTAACTGATAGTAACAGATGTATTTTGTTGTGTCCAACTAGTTTGAATTAGCTTGTACTTTTCAAGTTGATCAAGAGCCGAGTCAAGATTAACTTCTTTTCCATTGACTTTAGCAAATGGTACATTATCCCACTTAACCGGAAAAGTAACCAAAACACCGGAATCATCAGTAGGATGATTAATAACATTATAGTTAGCAGCCCGCAACTTATCAACAACCGGGTCGTATTTACTAAATTGAACATTGTTGAAAATATACTTTCCTAGTGGTTTGTGAATGCCTTCTGTGGTATCCATGATCTTGGATAGGGTTCCCGACGGCTTAACACAAGTGATATTTTTTGGACTAGGAAGACCTAACTCCTGAGCCATACCAATAGAGGCAGCAGTAGCTGTACGCTTTAGATACTCATAATCATATCCACCCATATCTGGTCGCATTGCGATGCCAGTAAGGCCGACACCACACAAACGCAAGAAATAGTTATTAAGATGCCAAGACTCTTGTAAAATTCCATCATTTAAATTAACACAGGTTTGGCGATAATTTGCACGCGCGGCAAGCCTAATAGCTTCGTGTAATCCTGCAGTATCACCCTTGAATTTGCCAATGTCGGTTTCAGTGAGATTACAGAAGGACTTATTTCCCAAAAGGATTTCCACGCATGGATTGCATCCAGAGAACCAAGGTGCTCTTCGCGTTGCTTCCACAGCATTGATGAAGCCAGGTTCAGATCCTCCTGCGTCTTCCATAAGATCAAAGATTTTGCGTAAGTCAGCATACAGTGGTTTCTCTTTAAATACTAGCGAATTGTTTGATTGTTGTCTTTGCGAGTTGCCGTAGAGCCACCAATCTTTTTTAGCCACTGCAAACTCTTCCCACTCAGGCTGACCATACTCGAAAAGAGCAATTTCAGCGGAACGGCGACTGCTAAGAATAGTCCCAAGCCAATTAACAATATCCAGAATATCCATTCGTGTAAGAAGGCTGTCAGCGCGTCCATTGAGAATTTTTGCAATAGCGACATAAGCAGTGCTAATAGCACTATCCCCAGAAGAAATCCAACCATATCCTTTTAATCTTTCACCTGCTGGCCGTAATTGGCTAAAATCCAAGACCAACTCTTTCGCTGGGTACTTGCCAGCCATAAGCTTTCCAATCGACTTGGCCCACGCCTCGGCAGAGTCTCCCACTTGGATAGTCCATACCTTAGTCTCGGGGTCGAAATGCTCAGTATTGTGTTCATTTCCACCTTTTTGAGTACGGGTTGAACGTACAACTCGAATATTTTTGATTGCCTTTGAAAATCCATTTAGTGTACCTACTACTGGCTTAAATCCAACACCACAACCCTGTAGTAACAACCATAATACGTCAACTGTATCATAAATTGTTTCAACTTGTGTAAAGCTACAATTAAATTGACTTGCTTCACGAGTCTGTGCAACTGTTGTTCCACCTAACCACAATGAGCGACCGCTCATTGATACTTTACGATCTAACATTAGCTGTTCTAGATCATATAATTCTGCAAACTCTGTATCAATCAGATCACGATCTAAGGCACGTTGCCATAACCATTGCTGGTGATCAATAACGCGGGCTACTGTTTGCTCCCATGTTTCAAATACTTTACCATCATCAGTTAGTGGTCTATTATATGTACGTCGTGTAATTACTTGTGCTCTTGTACTAACTGTCATTATGTTCCTTTATTTGTACTACCAAAACCACCAACACCGCGCTCGGTGTCATCCCAAGGTTCTGTGGTAGCATCCCAACCTCTAAATTCGACTAGAACGATAGGAGCAACAACTAATTGTGCAATCCGCGTAGAGTAGCGATAAATAAAATACGGGTCTTCTCCATTATTTTGTAGCAATACTTTAATATTGCCTCGATAGTCTGCGTCAATCACCCCAACTGAGTGTGGGATTGAAACATGAATTTTACCTTGTGATGATCGGTTATATACTAATCCGACATATCCAACAGGTATTTTAACTGCTACACCTGTATCAACTAACTTTGTTTCTCCTGGGTAGATGTGCACTTCAGTACTAGAGTACAGGTCAGCTCCAGCATCTGTAGGATGAGCACGTTTAGGTTCTGCACGTGCATCATCAAGCTTAGTAACTATTCTCATTTAAGATATTCTTCCAACATATTATCAAGGGTTTTACAATTTTCTACACCGATTGCATCTTCGCAATGTGTTACCAAGTCCATTAACTGATAGTTAAGCATCAAACCATCACTACCAAATTCATTAAGTGCAGTAATATACTTATACTTGCTAGTAATAGGCAAAGCAGCAATAATGTCATAAGCACTTCCGTATTCTTGTACAAGCTGAAGTGCGCGCTTGGGCCCTACACCTGGAACACCTATAACATTATCGCCAGAATCACCCATAAGGCACTTAATACTAATATACTCATCTTGTGTGAAATCGTAGTGATCAGTCCAGTTATCTTGTGTTATTTCTTTGCGTGTAACATAACTAAAGCGTGAAACTCCGTCAGCTACTAATAAGTCCCAATCTTTATCACTAGAGATAAGCCAGATTTGCTCTAAGTTGTAGCGTTTTCGTTTTGAGACGATGTACGCTGCGATATCATCGGCTTCCACCCCTTGGAATCGAGCCACTGGATAAACTCCGTTAAGCTCATATTGCGTGAGAAGTTCCTGGACTTCTTCGAAAAACGCTTCAAAAGCTTCTTTCTCCGCTTCGGTTTGGTCTGCATATTTATCTTTTCGATTCTGCTTGTATTCAGGGTAGATAGCTTTGCGAAATGAGGATGACCCCATGTCGCCTGCTATGATAAGTTTAGTAGATTTGTAAGATTTCTTTAAGCTATCTACTGTACGCATATAGTCGGTTGCGAAACCAACTGCACCGCTATGCTTATAGCGAAAAGCTAAGTTTAAAGAGTCTACAATCATTAGCGAGTTTTCATCGCTTGTGTTTATTTGTTTAAAAGTTTTAGTCATGAGTATATTATAGCAGTTTTGGCAATCTTATACAAGTATAAATTTGGGTTGCTCATGCTTTACAAAATCGTCTAGTAGCGATACATAGACTTCATACCCTAAACCATTGATAAAAAAGTATCTATAATTAACACTAGGCATATCTTCAAAAGCACAAAAAACCTTTGATCGATCATGTTTAAAGATTAATAGTGGAATCTTGTTTACTTGCTTACCTTGACGCACAGCTTGTTCCCACCACTCAAAAAACTGAGGAGACTTGCTTGTTAAAATTGCACTAGTTAAATGATCTTCTGCATAGTGTTTAACTTCTACTGCATAAAGGTTCTTTTCATTAGGTACGTAAAGGTCGCCCTTTAACCCATGTTTAGGGTCAAGGGCACCTGAGCTAGGTACTCTTTCCCACTGCAACCCTGTTAGTACACGAAGCTGGTCTCGAATTGTGGTCTCAGCTCGGGCTCCCTTGGCTCTAGGGTCTACCGTAGCCATTAGGTTTCAACCCTTGAGATATTTTTATCTTTTACCACTTGTAGTTTCTCCAATAGTGGGTGACTAAAGCCATGACTAATCAAGAATGTGTTAAGATTCTCCTCGGCCAATAGAACTTCAATCAATTTCTCTTTACCTTCTGCATCGAGATTTTCCACTGTTTCATCAAGTATAAGTAGGTTAGTCCGGCTATTAGACAGCGTTTGCATAAGTTTACGAATAGCGAGCAGAGTAGCCACATTAACCCTAGCCCGCTCGCCGCTAGAAAGAGCAATGATGTCCACGTCATGACTATTGTCAGTAATAATAACATTTAATTTATCCGATGAAGATACTTTAAATGATAATTGGAATCTACCATCTGATAGTTCATTTAAGTACTGGTTTGTCAATTCTTCTAAGTCTTTAACTAAACATTCAATTTTATAGGCTACTAAACCTGTAGTTGAAAACGCTTTTACTAATACCTGTAAGTTCGATAGTTCTTTAGTTTTAGCAAGTAAGTCTAGTGAGTGGGTCTCTAGTTCATCATGCATATCTGCCATTTGAGCAGATATAACAGCTACTTTAGAATTATGGTCTGTAGCTTTCTTATTGGCTATTTTAATTCTATCAATCTCAGCGTTTATTTTAGCAATACGCTTTTGTAAAGTTATAATATCGGCTGAAAGTACATTGGCGTCTAGTACTTCCGAAGACATAGTAGTGTCATATAGTGCATGATACTTCTCTATTTCTAGAATTTTATCATTATATGTTTTCCACTCTTTAACTAGCTTTTCATTAAACGTAATCTTTGCACTAATGTCAGCAATATTACCTTCAAGCACTAGTTTAGAGACTTCAAATTGCTTAACCATTGCATACATTGTGCTATTGTCTATAGTCTGAGTGCAGGTAATACAAGTACTAGTAGGCCCATCACATTTAGCTGCTAGTGCTTTACCATCTTTTAGTTGTTTTTGTATAGTAGCAAGCTGTACTTTAAGATCAGTAACATCAATTGTAGCATTATCAGGAGATTTACCTACTACTATACTATCAAGTAACTCTTTATATTTATTATTTGTAATAATACGTTTATTAGTTACTTCAATATTATCAAGCTCATTAGCCTTTAGAGTTACCTCAGCCGTGAGTTCTACAGGAGCTGCAACATCTTCTTCTAGTTCTTTTATAGATAAATCTTCGTTAGTGTACTTAGTTAACCAAGCTCTAACAGTAGATACCTTAGCTTGTAATGCATCTACATTTTTATTAACACCACTAGCCTGCTCTTTGAATACATCAGCAGCTTTAGTGTATATAGTCAGATTAAGTAGTTCAATTAAAAACTTCTTACGCGCCGTATCTGTTGCAGTAAGGAACTCCAACGACGATACGCTACTTTGATATACAATCTGACTAAAGGTCTTGTGGTCAAAGCCGAGCACATTCTCAAGCGTTTTATATGTGCCTGTAGCTGTATGGCTGCTAATATCCACCTTATCACGAAGAAGCTTAATAGCACTGCTAGTAGCAGTACGAGTAGTGATAACTTCATATTCTGTCCCGTCTTTGTTGAAATCTAACTCGATAAAATAATTTTTATCTTTAGTATAACGGTTAAGAATATCAGCTTTTTTAATCTTCTTTGAGTTCTGGTTAAAGAGCACTTCTTCGATGATTAGGGCAATGGAACTCTTACCGTGGCCATTTTTTCCTACAATCTGAGTAAGCGGACCTGCGTCCAACTTAATCAGATTACTGGGGCCATAGGAAAATGCATTACCCCATCTAACTTCTTTAAATGTAATCATTCTAGTGCAATTTTATCCATATTATCGTGCAGGATGTGAACAATGTCGGCTACTGTATTTTCCGGCAACTGGAGAATATATAAGAGGTACTCTTGAAGTTCTCCGGCAAGCGTCATTTTAGGGTCTAGTATTAGTGCTGTATCAGTCTCGCGCTTAACAACTTTTTTGTCGATTAGACTAGAATCTGCTAGGGCACCTAGCTCGGCCATATCACCTTCAATCTCATAGATTGTATGATGGTAATCTGTAGCAGGCATATCATCTCCAGCTTGAATAGTTTTACGTATTAGCTGGGGTAGCTGAAGTTTAACCCAATAGTGTTCAAGAGTAGTGTTATCAAATATAATGACGCCAGTATCCACAACGTGCCTATGAAAACTAGTGGTACAAGGGCTACCAGGGTAAAGAATATTTCTTTGAGAGTTCTCATATGAATGTAAATCTCCTGCTAAGACTAAGTCCCAACGGTCTAGTAGGCTAAGATCAATTTCTGGTTTAACATGTGGTGGAATCTCTCCACGTACATGAGTAAAGCAAATATTACCGTGTGTTAAATGTGGGGCTTTTTCAAACTCTTTTAGCTTATTGTATGGAATAAAATCCATATTATCAATGCTATGATAGTCATCAATAATTGTAACTAAGCTATTAAGACGAGCTGTACTTTTCTTTAAATAACTAAAGAATGTAGTGTCCTTTTTAAGAGCTTCATGATTACCTGCATATATAATGCAAGGAATCGTAACGGATACAACTAGGTCAAAATAAACTTCTAGTTCATCCATTGTAGGCATACGGTCAAATATATCACCACCTAGAACTAAAAGATCACATTCTGTACTATGAACAGCAAGCTGCTCAATCATCATTATATAGCGTTTTTTAGCCCACTCAATAGGAACATTTTTTTGACCCAGCTTAATGTGTATATCTGCTGTAAATAGTATTTTCACCTACGTTCCTCTTTACCGCAAATACTGCAAATATAATAGCTATCATTATGTCCATGTCCTTCATATTGCCAATCATGCTTACATACTTTTTGTATTGCTAGTATAGTATCCATATAATTAGCAGCATCCTTTAGTGCAGATTTATGTTTTTCCTGCATTTCTTTAATTAGATCTTTGTTTTTCATAGTGCAAAAAGCCCCTACATATTTCTATGAGGGGCTGTTTTAATTAAGCTGTTAGATCGGAAACGGCTTCTGCGTCTGTACCTTCAGCAACCTCTTCTTCTGCTCCAGCGCTGATACGTTCTAGAGTAACAAGAACTTCGGCTGGGGTAGCACGAACAAACTTGGCATCAATAGTAATTGATTCTGCTACTGCGGCAAGTTCTGCTGCTGTTAGGGCACGCTTTTTGCAACGCAATACTGAGAGTGTGTACTCAACATTGAATGGCAGTGGGCCGGTCTTCACACGCTTAAATACAACGTCCCATCCGTCTTTAGTATCAGTAGGGTCGCCCAAATCTTCTGCTGCTGAGCAAATCTGCTCAAACAATTTCTTTTTCAGATTTAACACAACCACTTTACCGTCGACTAAAGCATTAACGCTGTAGCTCCATGAGCATTTCTTATCTGGAAAGAACGCAGGAACGTGGTCTACTTCTGCGTTTGTGAATTTCTCTTTTTCACGGTCGAATGCCAAGCACTCAACTGGAATGTCCTTGTTATTAGAACCTTTTAGCCAGTATACATAACGGGGTAGAATCCCACCTACGATACGTACTGTATTTTCACCATCTTTGTATGTATAAGATTCGTGTGAGTTCTTAACTGCTTTGCCTTTTGTGGCGGTAAATGCGAGAGCCATGGTTTGCCTTTTAATTTTTATTAAAGAATACTACTCATATTTAAAGAGTATTTCTGTTTGTGTTATTGTTAGTAACGGATTGTGCTTAATTGTATCGTATATTATATCAGGGTAGTACGATAACTGTAGAGCTTTGTATTTATATAGCTTATAAAGGCTATAATCTCTACGTCCTGCCAGCTTAATGTATTGCAGCTTATATAGAATATCTGTTGATTTGTCATTAAACAAATCTAAAGGATTTAATATATAGCTGGTTCCATTAAGTGGAACTTTGCTAGGGAGATACTTGCTATATTTCGATGGTAAGCGCTTAGAATAATGATATTCAAGCATTGCCATAAATTTATTTGCATCGTTTTGTGATTGTGTCTCCAAAGTTTGAAGGTTAAAAAATAGGGCCATTATAACTCCAGAGAACTTATATTATATCAGAAAAATATATGCTACACAAGTGTAATTTTATGCACCCACCACCGTCCAACCTTTGCGTGAATAGAAGGCTTGACGATCTCTATTCTGTTTGCGATCCGATGGGCCGCTAAAATTCATGTCTATGACTAGAGGATTTAGCTTTCCTGTATGTTGCCGCATAATACGACCAATAATTTGTTCTAGGGATGCGTCATTGGCAATTGGCGCAGCTAAAATTACGCAGCTAAGAATGTTAACGGAGATTCCTTCTGAGAAGATTTGGCGGCTTCCAGCAATGCAACTTTTCTCGCCTTCTTCAACTTGTCGTTTAAGTTCAGTACGTTCTTCATAGGTTGTACCACCAGTAATGCACACACAGTTTTCGCCAATTAGTTCTCCTACTTGTTCTAAAAATTCTACACGGTCAGCGATAATTAATACCTTATGTCCCAGCTCAATCTGCATACGAGCAGCGTGAGCAATGAACTTCTGGT